TTGACCAAGTGCTTTCAATGGATTGTCAGCTTCAATAAGCGTATTGAATGCGTTAAATAATGAATCACCAATAAGATCAGCGTTTTCAGAAACAAATTCCTTCATTCGCTCGAATTTCTGCGTAACAGAATCTACCGAATTACCGATAAGGTTTAACGATTCACCTGCAAGGTTTAAACCTGCGGTTGCACCGCCGAATGATCCAAGTTGAAACGGTTGTGCTTCACCGGCAGTTTCAGGTGCTGCACCTTTTGATCCGGAAGCAACACCGCCTTGGAATAAGCCTGCAATTTTTTCACCGGCGCTAACGACTTTGTCTTTGATTCCTGAAACGAAGTTGTCCACGTCGTTTTCAGTTACAAATTCAATCGGATCAGCAACAAGTGCTTTTTCAAAACCGCTTTTTAAATTGTCGTGTATTATTTCACCGGCAGACATTACTTGATTACCTGCTTCGGTTACTATTGTTGTAATTGTATTAAATCCGCTTTTTAACGAATCTTCAACCCCTTGTTTAATAAGATTAGGATCAAGGGTAAAAACCCCTTCGATAACCTTACCAATCGATTTGAATTGGGTAATAAAGTTTTGCCCAACCGCTTTGACAATATTCCATAATCCTTGAAATACGGATTTTCCAATATCAAAAATTGACTTGAATATTGCGCCAATACTTTGAATTACAATCCTAAAACCAACCGATTCGTTATAAAGTCCAATAACGTAATTAATTACATCAACGATTGTTTTCTTTACCGGTTCCCAATTTTTAACAATAGCATATCCGACCGCGGCAAAAGCGGTAATTACTAAACCAACCGGTGAAATTAATGCGCCAAGCGCACCGGCGATTGTACCAAGTAAGCTTAAAACAGTCGGTAAAACTAAAGCCAAAGCACCTGCGGCAAGAACTAATCCTTTAACCGTAGGATTTAAATTTTGAAAAGCGTTAAATAAGTTCGTAACAAAGTTTGAAAGCTTTTCGATATACGGCAAAATCGCGCCTAAAATAGTAGCACCAAGTTGTGTAAATGAAACCCTTACGGAATTAAGCGCCTTTTGTAATTTGAAGCTTGCCGATTGTTCGACCTTTGCAAATGCATCCGCCGTAAATCCGGCGGTGTTTGACATATTGTCGAAAATCTGCCTTGTTGATTCAAAACCGGCACCGGTTAAATCCATAATCCCTTTAAGGGCGCGAACGTTACCAAATACCCTTTCGAATGCCGCAGAATTTTGAAGTGATGCGTCTTTTAAAGTAAGGAAAACATCAAGTAAACCTTTGTCTTTGATTTGTTGGCGAAGTCCTTCACTAGATAAACCAAGTTCGGCAAGTGCTTTCTTAGCATCTTCTGAAGGCTTCATAATGCCCATTAAAATAGTATTAAGCTGCGTTGAAGCTTGTGCGGCATCGGTTCCAGTTCTTGACATTGCAGCAAACGCGGCGCCTACTTCGTGGAACTGAACGCCCATATTTGAAGCCACAGGTAACACCCCACCCATAGCTTGCGCAAGGGTTGAAGCTTCCAATTTACCTTCACGAACGGCAGCACCTAAAACGTCAGTTGCACCCGAAGCTGAAAGTACTTCCGAACCGTAAGCATTCATCGCTGAAGTTGCAAGATCGGCAACGGTCTTTGCATCGCCTAAACCAATAGCGGCAGATTGTAACGAAGCATTTAAAACTTGCATAGCTTCATCACCGCGTAAACCGGCAGAAGTAATAAAAAACAAAGATTCGGCAGCATCTGTTGCGGATTGACCAGTCGCTGAAGCCATAACCTTTGCTTCTTCGCCCATTTTCTTCACCTTATCGCCTGCAATACCTACCAACGATTCGATTTGTGTCATTGACTTATCGAAATCGACTGCAAGCTTAACGGCTGCGCCGCCTGCAAGTGCTAAAGGAAGTTGTATTGATTTTAAAGAAGAACCGACTGCTTTGGCTTTTGAACCGAAGGCTTTCAACTGACCGGATGCGGTATTCATCCCCCTTGTAAAACCTGCGGTTACCGCCAACAACCGAACCCGTAAATTTTGATCCGCCATTGAAAGTATTTTGAATCAAATTTACGAATTTTTTATCCCTTGCTTTTTAGCTTGTTTAGCTTGTCCACAAAGGCTTTAAATTCAGCTTCGGTTGATTGTGGTTTGCCACGTTCCAAATAAACATCTTGTGGTAAAGGAAAAAGTTTGTCGGGCGCGATCATTGCGCTTTTTTTACCGACGTTTACATTGACTAACATTGATGCTAAATACCTTGTTTGTTCCCAAGATACGTTCATCCGGATCATATACGATTCACCTAGTAGTTGGTTTTCCTTCCAAGTATTCGCCCAAAATTCATTCGGGTTGATCCCAACCTGCCCAATATAATAATCAAGCAATGTTTCCCAGTCAAGTTGGGAATTTACTTTCCCGCTTTTGTAGTGTTTTTTACATTTCGTTCAATTCCCATATTTAAGGAATTACCCAAAATTCGCGATTCGGTCATCGCTTCAATGATCTTTTCAAGTTCGTCAGCTTGTAAATCTTCAAGCCAAGCACCAACGGTAAATTGATTATAATCCGGTTCAACGTTGTTTTCTTGATCATTAGCCAAAAGGGCGGCATAAATTAGGGCGCGAATATTTGATAACGATACACCGCCCGCAAAAACATCGCCGATTTGTTCAAGGGAAATTCCAAGAATATCGGTAAAGTTTGCCCAAAAGTTCATTGAAAAGTGCATTGTGCGGTTTTTACCGCCCAACTTTGTTGTGTAGTAGCCACGTTTCCTTGTTGCCATAAGTAGAATATATTAGGCGCCGAATCCCCTAATACGGCGCCGTTTTTATTTATTAATTAGTCGCCGAAGTGATCGCTCCGGTGATAGTAATTTCACCACTATAAGAAACGGGTGATTCCATTTCAGCCGATACTTCGATTGAAGAAATGTAACCTTCACCGCTATAAACAGTATCGCCAGTTGCGGCAGTTCCGAAAGACCAGTCCACTTTGTTACGACCAGTTACATATCCGATAATTTCTTCAGCATTTGAAGAATCATCGTAAGCAACAAGTCCTTCAAAAGAAATTGTTCCACCGCGAACACCTGAAATAAATTCTGAATATCCGTTTGAATCTTTAGTTGTAGCTTCCGGTAAATCGTGTGAAAGCGACATTGAACACGAAGTTGTGTGTCCGATTGTTGCTAAAGTACCACCATCGCCGATAACTTTTACTAAAAGGTTTGTTCCGTTAAATACGCCAGTTGTAGCCATATTAAAAATTAAATTATTTCGTTATCAAATTTTAATCAAATATACAAAGAAAAAAATTACACTAAATTCCAGTTCTTGTTTAGTGATTCCCATTGTGTAAATATCGTATCCCAAGTTTCGCCTTCAACTAAATTCACGGCAAATAATCCGGTTAGCTGAATTTCTACATTGAATGTAACAACGCCTTCAGATTCTGCCGTTTCTGAAACATTGGTAACGAATCCATTTCCGCGAATAATTACTTTTTGATTTGCAGGATGCTTGAAATAAAAATCGTTGATTGATCTAGTGATCAGCATTTCTTGAAGCTGACCAAAATTTAAAGAATCAGAATAATCGGTTAGACCTTCGGCGCGAACCCTTCCTGAACGAATACCCGCCAAAAATTCTTGCCACCCTTGCGAATCCTTTGTGGTCGCATCGGCTAAATCTTGTTCTAAATTAATAACGGTGCTAGTCGAATGACCTAACACCGTATCATCTTTTAGAAGTAAAAAAGAAGTTGCGTTGATTGCCGACATCGAAACTATTTCACTTCTTCAGCATCTACAACTTCAATATCATCTGCACCTTCTTCTTCGATCGGTGTAAATTCACCGGTCTTTAAATTGATTTCGATTTTGCCGTGCTTATCTTCTAGTTCTTTTGCGATTGCATCTTGTTCAGCTTGAATTTGTGCGAAGGCGTGAAGTAAAGCGTGCTTTTGAAGTTCTAAACCGCCAAGTTCCCCTTGAATCTTGGCTTTGTTTTCTTGTTGTTTTTGAAGGTTTTCAAGAATCCCTTCTTCGATCTTGTTTGCCATTTATGAAAATTTATTTTTACAAATATAAAAATTATACCGTAGCTTCTTCAGTTGCTACATTGTCAGGTGGTATTTGTCTATTGCGTACCGTAGGTGCTACAATTTCAGAAATCTGACGATCAAGTTCCGTTTGCATTTCAGATAAAACAAAATTCGGTTCAATCCAAGCAATAACATCTGATTGTGTTAAATCATCAAAAGCGGTAAAGCTTGAAGGGTCAGGGTCGCCATCTTCACCGATATAAGTCCAGTGGACATTGTAAACTACATCTGCAAGGTCAGTTCCTTCAATGTTCTTTGAAGTGTAAGTATCAACTGAATTGATTCTAAAAAAATAAGTGTTCGCCATTTTATATTTATTTTAATTATTTACTATGGACTACCGCCACCTGGACCTGGGAAACCTCCACCACCACCACCTGAACCTGCGGCTTGTGAAACAACGTAATCGTGTAATAAATTAGCGGTTGAATAACAACTGCCACTTATATACACATCAAAGTTAAGGCTTCTTGCCGAACCCGTATTGGTTGCTACGTTTAAATATCTTGTTGTTGTACCCGATACCGCAGTAAAAGAAAGCGTTTGACTTCCGGAACCGCTAGTGGTATTTGACGTAGTGCTTAACCCCGCCCAACTTTGATCTATTTCCATATAGATAATCGCACCACTTCCGGGCGGTGTGTAATCTAAAACAAAATCAAACCTAAAAGATTGACCTGCGGCACTAGCCGATAGCGTTGCCGTTGCAGGCGCACAAGCCGTATTAAAGTTTATCTTCATACACCCTAGTTCCCTATTATGCTGATAACCTCTAAATTCCGAAAGCGCATAAGGCATAGCATTAGGTTGTGAATCATTAGGTTGGTCGTAGTCAGGATTATATGGTCGTTCTACATAAAACGGATCTTGAAACCAACGGTTGTTTTTAGGTGGGCAATACG